GCTATCTCACAGGGTATTGATGGCATACGCCAAGCAATTCCAGCATTCAAGGCTATAAAAGCTAGTATAATGGCTTCTACAGTTGTACAGAGAATCTTTAACGCTGTAATGAAAGCTAACCCTATTGGATTAATTGTCGTTGCTATAACAGCTTTAATTGCTGCTGGTTATGCTCTAGTTAAAATGTTTAACATCTTTGGAGAGGAGCAAGAGAGTGCAGCAGAATCTTCAGCTAGATTGACTTCTGAATTAGAGAAGCAAGATAAAGCAATGGAGAAAGCCAACGCTAATAGAGAAAGAGAGCATAATCAAAAGATGCGTAGATTAGACATTGAAGAAGCTTCCGAGAGAGATAGATTAGCTGCTGTATTAGATAATTTAGATAAAGAGCAAGAGGGTAGAAAAGAGGATTTACAAAATACTAAACAAGCTCTAAAAGATTTAAGAATAGAAAAGGACAAAGCTAGAGAAGAAGGGGAATGGGAATTAGCGAAAGAGATACAAGACCAACTAAAAGCTAAGAGAGAGAGTTATAACGAATTAGTTATATTAGTTCAAGACCATAAACAAAATGTACTAGATACTACACAAGAAGGCAATAAGAAAATAGAAGCAGAGGAGAGTTCTTCACAAAGTGAAAGAGTATCTAGGTATAGAGAGTTCTTAGCAAAGAAGAAAGAGTTAGAAGATACAGCGTTAGCAGTAGCTAGAGAAATAGAAGCTGGTAGGATTGAACTAATGGAAGATGGCTTTGAGAAAGAAACAGAAACTATTAGAAACAAATTCTTAATTCAAAGAGAAGATTTACTAGCTAATGAAAAGCTAACACAGTCACAGAAAGCACAGCTACAAAAATTACATGATACACAGGAAGCAGAAGCTTTACTAGTTGTTAACGATGCTAAAATAGCAGCAGCGATAGAAGCACGTAAAAAGCTAGATAAGGAAATGTTTGAAGCTATTGAAGAGCCAGATGCACCTGTAGACGATTTAGAGGGTGCGGATGTTCTACCCGAAGAGATTAGAATGAGTAGACTTGAACTACTTAAAGATGAGTATAGAAAGAGAGATGAAGAAAGCGAAGCAGAGCATTTAGCGAGAATAGAAGAACTTAACAATGGGCATCTAGGAAAAATTACTAAGGGTCTAGAGTTTGTTAGTGGTTTATCTAACTCTCTAATGGAAGCTGAATTGTTATTAGCTGGAGATAATCAAGAAAAACAAGAGCAAGCAAGAAAGAAAGGATTCGAGAGAGCTAAAAAGATAGCTATTGCAACTGCTATAGTCACAGGTATTCAGTCTACTATGGCTGCATTCCTTGCTGGGTTAAAAGCTCCTGTAGGTGGTTTAATACTAGCTCCTATAATGGCATCACAAGCAGCTATAACTGCTGCTGCAAATGTTCAAAAGATTAGAAGTAGTAGCTATGAAGGTGGTGGTAGTTTAACAGCAGCTACGGGAAGAATGGATGCAACAGCTCCTACAGTACCTACTTTTAACATAGCTGGTAACAGTACAGAAAACCAATTAGCCCAGAGTTTAGGACAACAAGAACAAGCACCTATTAAAGCTATGGTAGTAAGTACAGAAGTTACTACAGCACAAAGCTTAGATAGAAACAAAATAGATACAGCCACTCTATAAAAAAAGCCTAGACTGACTTAGTAGCACCACTTACTTTGTCAATCTAGGCTTAAAACTAAATTATGAAGTTACAAAGATAACAATATATTACAAACAATACTAAAAAAAGTCATTTAATTAAACAAATAATAAAAATCATGAGCGAAATATTAAAAGTATTGAATAAGAGTGTAGAATTAAAGAGTGAAGTAGTAGAGTTGGCTATTAGAGATAAATTTGTTAAAAAACTAAAAAGCTTAAAAAACCATCCACAAAAGTTTGCTGCTCAATTGGATAAAATGAAAGCTGATGTTATTAAAGGCATAAACGAGCATGGAGACTTACAGGACGAAGTTAAGAAAGTGTATCAAGGTTTAAACTCTTTAGGTTTAAAAGATGAAGCTAATAATATGAAGTCTATACTTAATGATGTTAAAAATGATTTCGACGAGTTAGTTTTCATTAAGGAATTAATAGACAAGGCATAATTTCGGAAAGATGTCGAAAAGATGTCGGAACGGTTTAAAAATCATTATAAATATCAATAGGATAGTCAGTATTTTTATTAGTTTTAGAGATGCAAATAAAATATTTGATACCCTTTTTTGTTGATGTTGTATAAATATTTACACTATCACCTATCAATCCTTCGCTAGTCTCTAAGTTATCACAATCAAATAGTTTTGCTGATTTTGGTAGATAACCATAATTAGGCACTTGGTGCGCTATTATTTTTCCCCTAAAGCATAAATTAAATGTTTCCATAATCATAATCTTTTTTCTTGCAATATACAAAAATGTTACAAACTACAACAATAAAAGTTAATTAATTATGGAAGAGATAGAATTATTTATACGTAACGAAGCAGAAGATGGCGTTTTCGCTGTGTCATTAGTAGAGAACCCAGCTATAGAGGAAAATTGGATTGCCCTATCTTCTCAAAAAGAATTATCTTCTCACAAGGTAGAGTTCAAAACTATTGATGAAGAAAGAAGAGTAGTAGTAGGTTTGGCTTTAGTTCCAGAAAAGAGAATCTTTCGTAAGATGAAGGGTAAAGAATTTAACGTCTTTTTTACTGCTCCTACGATAGCGAAAACACAAGAGCTTTACATGAAGAACTTGAACGCTAATAACGTCACTACAGAGCATGAAAAGCCTATTAAGGGAGCTACAGTTATTGAGAGTTGGATAGTAGAAGATACTAAACAAGATAAGTCTAACTTATTCAATCTTAGCGCACCTGTAGGAAGTTGGGTAATTATGATGAAGATATACAACGACGAAGAATGGGAGCAAGTTAAGTTAGGAACTTATAAAGGTTTTTCAATCGAGGGTATGTATCAAGGTTTTGAGCAGTTAGAAGCTAGCAAGGAATTAACAGAAGATGAGAAACTAGTAGAGCAAATTAAACAAATAATAAACCAATAAACAAACTATAAACTATGGCTTCAAACACAACATTTAAAGTACAAGCAGAATGCTTAACAGATGACTCTAACTTAACTTATGAATGTGGAGCTTTATACATTAAAGACGATGAGTTAATAGTACACGCTGGGGGAGAATTTAAGCAACTGTCTAGTGCAGCTTTAAACAATAGAATAGTAGTAACACAGTCTAACTTTGCAACTACAATAGGTGGTGTAATAGACAGTACTAAGAATTACTTTATAGATGGTATTATAGATTTAGGTACTACTCAAATTACAGTACCACCTACAGGAATTACTATCTCTGGGTATAGCTTCGATTTAAGCGCCCTAACAAGTAGTGAAGATAACTATACAATGTTTGTTAGTGAAAGTATAGCTATTGGCTCTGGTAATATGTTAGGATTTGATTATTACGTAAGCGTAACAGGTACTAACTCTAAGGTTTATGAAATATACGATGCTACAGGATTTAATGCTTTTGAGTTTACAAGGCTTAACTATATTAACTGTACAAATTTAGGTGATATTTACGATTACAGACAGGGTTTAGAAAGTGGTACAGGTCGTTTTGGTGGCTCTCCTTCTTTAACTTTGCATGGACTTTGGAGAGGTGGTTATCGTATAACTACTTCCATAGTACGTTCTATGAGTGATACTACTACAGAGCCTTTATTTAAAGCTGGTACTTTGTTTCAAATGAATAGTAGATTTTTAACAGATATTAATTGTGACTTAGGAACATTACAGCCTTTTTGTGACTTCTCTCCTACAGACTTTCCTAATGAGGGTACTATACAATTCAAAGGTGTATTAATGACTAGAGACGGAGTAGCAGATAGTAACGATGCTAACATAACTCCTAACCTATCTCCTAGTGGAGTGTGCTGTGATTGGGACAATAACATAGGTATGGACAATACTTTTGTAGGTGGTACTTTATCAGTAACCTCACAAGCTGTATCAACTATCTCAACTGCTGGTATAGGTGTAGATATGGCTGGTACTTGGACTGCTTCTGACTTACAACACTTCGACTCTCCAGCCTCTAACGAATTAAGACATATAGGCACAGACCCTAAAGACTTTAGAGTAACATTTGATTTTGTTATTGAGGGTAGTAGTGGAGATGTAATAGCAGTAGACATGATAAAGATAGATACTTTAGCAAATGTTACTATTGAGTATACACAAACTAGAGTAATAAACAACTTACAAGGTGGCAGAGATGTTTCTTATTTTACAGGTACTTTCAATGTTAGAATGAATCAAAACGATATACTTATTTGGCAAGTGATTAACACAGATGGTACAGGTAACGTAACAGTAGAAAATGCTTCACAATGGATAGTCGAAGAAAGATAAAAATAGTACAAACAAAAGTAAATAAAGTCAATTAACTAAAATACAATAACATGAATAAAGCAAGTAAAACTCTAGAAGCAATTAAATTGGCTCTAGGTATGGAATTAAAGTTAGCTTCTATGAAGTTAGAGGATGGTGTAACAGTACTAGAAGCAGATTCTTTTGAGGCTGGACAGTCTGTTAATATCAAAACAGAAGATGAGCAACTTATAGCACTTCCGGAAGGAGAGTACAACCTAGAAGATGGTATGGTACTTAAGGTAGTTGAAGAAGGTATAATTGACTCTATCGGAGAAAAGGTAGAAGAAGTTGAAGAAGAAGCAGTAGTTGAAGAAGAAGTAGCAGCTAGTGATAGTTCTACAGAAACTGCAGTACCTAAGAAGATTATCGAAGCAGTAACTAAAGAGTCGCATTTTTCAGCAGAAAACTTAGAAGCTATTTCTAAAGTTATTGATGAGAAGATTGAAGCGCTTAGAACAGAGCTTTCAAAAGTAGAAGAGGTTGAAGAGGTAGCAGAAACTATCGTACATAACCCAGAGCAAGTAAATATGAGTGAAGCACCTAAGGGATTGGTAGCTTTCTTAAACAATAGAAAATAATATAAACAATTAATTAAATTACAATGGCAACAACAATGACAGTAAACTCTAACTACGTAGGTGGTGTAGCTGGAGAGATTACAGGAGCAGCTTTTAAAGAAGCTCAAACAATTAAGGAGAACTTAGTAACAGTTCTTCCAGACATCGACTTTCAAATGTCTTTGAGAAAAATATCTTACACTAATGGCCGTGTAGATTATGCTTGTGGATTTACTCCAACAGGTGCAGTAACTCTTTCAGAAGTTTTATTGACTCCTAAAAAGATTATGAATGCGCAAGAGATTTGTAAAGAAGATTTACGCCAGATTTGGAGCTCTGCTTCTATGGGTTTTTCTGCACACAATGATAACATGCCTAAAGATGTTGAAGCAGCTTTATTGAATGAGATTCTTATGGATACTGCACAAGCAACTGATTTGGATTTATGGCAAGGTGTTGCTGCTACTACAGGTCGTATTGGTGGATTCATTGAGCTTTTTGATGCAGATGCTGGAGTTATCAAAGCAAACAACGGAATTACTACTTTAGCTGGTGCAATTACTAAAGCTAATGTTCAAACTGAAATCGAGAAAGTATTGGAAGCAGTTCCTGTATCTTTGAGAAGAAAGAAGAACACAGTATTTTTAGTATCTTCTAACGTAGCTTTAGCTTATGAGCAAGCTCTTATCTCTGCTGGTATTTCTAACGGAATGGGTGGTGCTGAAATGAACTTGGCTTATGGGTCTACTAAGATTACAGTAGTAGATGCTTTACCAGATAATACTTTCGTAGTATACGAAGTTAAAAATCTTTACTTCGGTACAGGTCTTTTAGCTGACCACAACGAGATTCGTATTAAGGACATGGATGAGTCAGATTTGTCTGGAAACGTTCGTTACAAGATGGTTTATACAGGTGGAGTACAGTATATCAATCCTACAGAGATTGTTTGGTATTTGTCAACTACAGTATAATACTAACAAATAGAATTATAAAGGGTAGTGGTTTTACTACTGCCCTTTTTTTATAAACAAAATAAAATATAGAAAATATGGCATGTGATTTGAGTACGGGCAGAATAGAGCCTTGTAAAGATGCAGTTGGAGGTCTAAAAGCCTTATACTTAATCAATTACGCAGATATTACTAGTTACACTTATGACGTAACGGATACAGATTTGATAGCTACTATCGTTGGTGGTGCTACAATAAACGCTTACAAGTACGAGCTTAAAGGTACTAACACTTTTGACCAAAACATTACAAGTTCAAGAGAAAACGGGACTACTTATGTAGAGCAGAATCTATCAGTAATTCTTAAGAAGCAAGATATAGCTACTCACAATGAGATTAAGCTACTTTCTTACGGTAGACCAAGAGTAGTTGTTGAAGATTACAACGGAAGCTTTTTCCTTATGGGATTAGAGCATGGTGCTGAAATTCAGACAGTTGCGATTACAAGTGGTGCAAGCATGGCTGATTTAAGTGGTTACACTTTGACTTTCCAAGCTATGGAGAAGATTCCAGCAAATTTCATTGATGCAGCTAACGAAGCAGCATTACTTACAGTTGGTCTTACAGTAGTAGCTTAATAATAACCTTATAAACCCTTGCTTAAGTCGGTAAGGGTTTATTTTAATACTAAAAGAATGAGTGCAATATTAAAAGCTCTTCAGAATCGTAAGATTGAAGTAGAGTTAAAGAGTGAAGTAGTAGAGTTTAACCTAGTTAAAGATTTTGAAGAGCAATATAATAAAGCCAATAAAGAAACGACTAAGGCTTATGACGGTAGTTTTGCTATAGAAAAGGCTATAGATAAAATGCTAAAAGATTATGATACTGCTGGTAAGAGCTTCTTAAAAGCAAACGCTAGATTCCTAGAGTTAGAAAACGCTGCTAAAAACTTAGGTGTAGACTTAGACTCTAAATACTTAGCTTACAAAAAAGATTTATCTTCAACTTTAAAAGAGATAGATAGCGCAAGTAAAAACTTACTAAAAGCTAAATCAATGTCTTTCTTGTAGTTTTAAAATAACCAACTAAACAAACATTAAAGCCCTACTATTAACTTAGTGGGGTTTTTTGGCTTTATAAAGTACAAACAAAACAATTAAAAGTTATTTAATTAAATGATAATACTAAGAAATTCCGAACTAGCACAGACCTTTAACGTAATACCTAGAGAGTATGTAGCAGACTCAATAGAGATTACAGGTGTAGAGGGTGTAACAACTTACGCTATTACTTCTACACAGTCTGGAAGGTACTTAACTTTTGATAAGATAGTAACTCTTATAGAGAATCAGTTCTATACTCTTACAGTATTTAATGGTACAGACGTAGTTTATAAGGATAGAATCTTTTGTACTAACCAAACAGTATCTAGTTACACAATAAACAAACAAGAGTACACAGAAACTACGAGTAATAATGACTTTATAATAGTATAATGGCAAAAAAAGATAATAGCAATATAAGTATAATTAACCTAGCACAGTACGAAGCTCCACAAGTAGTAGAGAATACTAGAGATGAATGGGTTTCTTACGGAGATAAGAACGATTACTACGATTTTTTGATAGGTAGATACAAGCAGTCTACTACGAATAACTCTGTAATTAACAATATCTCACGTTTGATTTATGGTAGAGGTATAGATGCTTTTGACTCAAATAAGAAGCCTAACGAATACGCAATGTTAAGGACTCTTATTACTCCTAAAGCATTAAGAGGTATAGCTAAGAACTTTAAGATGCTAGGTGCTGGATATTTTCAAGTATCTTACAATAAAAACCACACTAAGATTCTTAAAGTAGATTACATAAATACTAATTTGGTAAGAGTAGGTAAGTGTAACGATAAAGGAGAAATTGATTCTTTTTACTTCTCTAACGATTGGAGTGATATTAGAAGAAATGAGCCTGTTAGATATTCAGCTTATGGTACTTCTAAAGATAACATAGAGATTTTCTG